AACCTCTGGTCGTCCTGCTGCCCCGGTGGCTCTATCGAAAGGTAAGCCTGCCAGTAGACGAACTCGTCCCACGGCATTTCCGATATTTCCGCAACGGTCTTTTTAAGAAGAAACGCCAGCCGGAATGCCGACAGCCGCACCGGCTGGCCCTTCAGTTTTTTTCTGCTTCCTCAAAAGAGGTGGCAGAAAACGCCGCAACGTCACGGAATAGCGCGGTCATCGCGTCCATGTCACTATCCAGGACATCGGCAGCGGACGCGAAAACAGGCTCCGAGGTGTCGGAGAAAACCACGCAACGCGCAATAATCTCCGCCATCCCGTCCAGCCTTACCTCGGCTCCGTCGTCAGAGGCGAAGATCCCAGAACCTAGCGATAATGGGATCTTCCGGGCCGACACCTTCCTGCCGTCAAACGTGAAGTCCAACGGCTTCAGTTGTCGCCTGTTTAACTCCATGTGATAGAGCCAGATATGCGACCAGATACAGTTGCAGTGACCTGCGCGTCTGGCGTGGTTTCACCCATCTCAAAGGTCAGGAGAACCAGGTTAAACTGCGCCCGCGTCAACGGCGACGTCTGCCAAACCATCCGCAGGTTGACCGTGCTGCCTGCCGCCTGCGAGGTCCGCAACGAAGTCTGCTGCGTATTGCTGGAGAGCCAGTTCATATCGAATTCGACCGTGTTTCCATCCGCAAGACCGGCGATGTATTCCTTCGCCGTGCTGTCCAGGTTAGTTACATCGACCTCGGGATTGCTGGAACCGATAGGACCGCAACGCAATACCTCTGCAATCGTCGTGTAGACTTGAGGCGATGCGCCGCTACCAAGCTGAAGGGTCGCGCCCTTGCCAAGTACTGCTGCCGTCATTTTTCATTACTCCACAAAAAAGCCACCCGAAGGTGGCCGTTAAAAACACTGTAAGCCAGACTCAACTCATGTCTGTATAGAAGATATATCTCTGCGTAACCCAGTGGGTCACGTTGTCACCGTCCTGCTCATAGAAATCGTTCTCTGTGTCCAGGGACACAAGATGAGCAGTCAACGTCCCGAGCGCGCCACGATATCCGTGCAACAGGGTGCGTACCTCATCAGCTAGGGTCTTTGCCTCACTGTAGCTTTCGGCCATGCAGTCAATTTGCACGGTCGCCTCTGTCACGCCGACCTCGGAGTCTAGCGCGTGTTTCCGCGTCGTCGTTATGCGCTGATAGCGGATCGCCGGGAATGTGACAGACTGCGGGAGCCTCGGGTAGATCCTGCCAGCCGCAGACGTTTGCGGCGATGCCCCCGCGATCTTTGAATAGACGCCCTTTTCCAGTTCCGCGCTCACTTCTTTCTGGCCCTCTTGACGGCGCGTTCAATCTTCACCCGGAGGTCAGATGTGAACCTGGACATATAAGAGTTGAACTTGGACTGCGCGGCAGGCCACAAGAACGGTTTAGCGCCTGAGTGGCGTGTTCCGAACTCGACCAAGTGTCCGTGCCGTATGCCGCTGGCGAACATCTTCGCAGGGAATGCCCGTCCCTTGCGTGTATAGTAATGCTCTATGTACATCGCCATCGCTTTCTTGTTCTGGCGAACAGGCAAAACAGACACGCCCGCCGCTGCGCCCTTTGCCCTGACCTTGCCACGGCTCTGCGTCCTGATCCCTATGGATTCCGACAACGCGCCAGAACCATCGCCAGCAAGCGCGTTGATTTTAGCCTCCGGGACAATCGTATTTTTCGCCGCCTGCGACATGCTCTGATTCAGCAGCTTTGCCTGTCTTTTTGGGTCTTTTGGGAATGCCTCGCCAAGTGCGCGAACAGCCTCCTTGAGTCCGTCAAGCTTCACCTCGACTTTCACAGGTGCTCCTTCGCCAGAATCTCAAGCTCGATATTCCTGTGATCGCGGCGAATGACGCTGCGTAAATCAAACGTCTTGCCGTCCCATGTGGCGCGATCCTTCGGACCCAGAGCCGAAAGTTCCGACCTGTAGCGAGTCACTATCCGATGGTCTACGTCGGCCTGCGCCTGGTTGGCCGAAAACAACTCACGCCCTTTCAACGGCTGCACGAGCGCCCACGATGTGCAAAGCGTCGTCCATGTCTTGTCGGGTTCCCCAAAGGCGTCTGCCGTCTCGGTAGCCCGCTGGAACACAACGCGATGCCTGCGCTCTCCGATCATGCAATTCCTGCCTTTCGATAAGGCGATACCAGTGCCTCGATGCCGAACGGAATAGCCATCATTTCCTTTTGCGCGACAGCCTCCCGGTTCTCGTACAGGTGAGCTGCAAGCATTTTGACAGCATGTTTCAGGCTGACGGGAATGTTTGTATCGCTACCCGCTACAAACCGAACCGTGATGGCAGATGGGATGCAGCGGACATCCGGCCAGCTAACACCGTAAGCAGGCGCGATGTAGCTTGAGTGATTTCGCGCCGAAACAATGTATTGATTCGCCGCAAGCGTCTGCGATGCGCCGTTGTTATCGACGTAAGTTATCGACGTAACCGATGATATCGGATTCAAGGGTAGGTCGATCCGCGTGTACCCGTACTTCATCGGCCATTCCCAATCAATCGCATAATCATATGTCTGGGATGCGAGCGCCCTGTGCGTCTGTCCTTCTACCCAGGACCGTGCCACCTCTATCAGATCGCGCAGCAGTTCGTCGTCGTTGTCTACGTCAAGCCGAAGCTGCGCCTTCAGTTGCTCAAGCGTGATCGGCTCGATGGTCGGCTCTGTGACCAGTGTCAGAGACATTGAACGTCCTCAAATAAATGCTTAATCGGATGACCCGCGTTTATCTCGTCGTGGTGCCATTGAGTCCACGCAAGCCAGCGCAACCAGTCCGTCCGGTCTGGCGTGATGATCTCGTCCGGTCTGTGGCCGGTGACATCCCAAGCCATCGCGCCGCCGTCCATCGTCACCGTGGGGATGCCAAGCAGGACAGAATCAATCGCCACGCTGGAGTTGAGCGTTATCACAAGCCCTACATCAAGCCACCCCCGGTATGACGGAAGCCCCGTGGGGTTGTCACTTACCGGGTGCGGCCTGAAGTGGGTTGCATTTGGAACGGCTGAGTACCATTCCCGCAAGTCCATGTAAGCTGGCGAGTACGGCTGATGCTGCCCGCACAAGACAATCTTCGATCCTGTTCGCCATTCCGCAACGGGAACCCCGATAGTCTCCCATCGGTTCCCCAGTTCGCGTGGAACCTTGTGATTCCCCCTTCTGCCGTGTCCGTTCCAGACCAGGGACACCCAGTGATTCGTGTCACCGAAGGAACAACGGTCCACCAGGAGATAAGTGCCAGTCCCTTCGACGGCCCGCCACATCGTGGTGCCTAGCAGGATCGCCACATCGGACTCGCGGGAGCGTGATGCTGTAATCCCCGCATCTATCCCGATGGTCTTCAGCCCGCGCCGCATCTTCTCAGCGAATGGCTGATGCCAGTCCACCGATCCTGCGTGGATCAGGACTCCCACAGAATCCTCAACGGGTCTTTGCGTGATAGTTCCGTGACCTTCGGATTCCCGTGGAACACCACCACCGGGGACGGGCTTGCGCCTCTCTGGATGTGGTACTTGTAACTACAGACCAGTTCAGGCGGCAGCAGCCGAATCCCGTCAGGCCATAACGCCTGCGTTATCCAGTTCTGATCGCCGTGCACCTCGTCCATCTTCTCGGGGCGGAAGTCGTCCCACACCTTCCTGCCTGCGTCGTCACGCCAGAGCATGACTGAGCTATTGATGGTCCCGTCGCCGCCCAGAAGCCTTCGCATCTCCGGGCCGATGCCGGGCTTGTGATTCAATAGCGAATAACTGAAGTCGTCACGGCTCCACAGCTTGTCGGGTTCCGTCAGGAACGCATCGACCAGCCCATCAAGGCGCGATGTGACAACCACATCAAGGTCAAGGTAAAGATTATCCCCGGCAAACTTACCGGGCTTGAACAGTCCGACCTTTGACCACCATGTTGGCAGTCCTGGCTCGCATTCGACACAATCAACGCCCTCTATCGGTTTGTCCGTCATGCAGACGAAAGAATCAAACTCCAGATTGCGGGAAACCATGTCCCGCAGACGGTAAACCCATTCCTTGCCGTACTTCTTGCCCCACTTTACGCAGATGACCCTCATACGTTGTCCGGGTTCTTCAGGTCGTTTGGGTTGCGCCACATACCGTGCAACGGCATGACGAACGGGACATCCTCCAGTTTGACCAACCGCGCATAGACCAGATTGCTGTCCGTGTATAATCTATCGACTTCCAGCCCGTTATGCTCCGCAAGTTCCTCGAAAAACTCCGGTTGCGGATACCATCTGCCATGTCTCGCCCACTTCTGGCATTCC